GTGTGCTTCACGTGCATTCTGGGGAGACTCATCACGAGTCCACCACCAGTCCTGCTGGTATCTATGATTGGGCGGTGCAGACTTACAAGCGCAATCGTATCATCTTCACCACTTACAACTCCCTGCAACGTATTCAGGAGGCAGGTATTGATGTGAATACGATTTACTTTGACGAAGCACACAATTCGGTCAAACGTAACTTTTTCCCTGCAACGGAGCACTTTGCTGCTAATGCTGACCGTTGCTATTTCTTTACTGCAACTCCGAAACATTCCGTGACTGTGGGTAAACCAGGCATGAATGATGTGGATGTTTATGGTCAAGTGATCTGCAAAGTTCCTGCTCCCGAACTTGTCGAAGGTGGATACATTGTGCCCCCTAAAGTTGTAGTCAAGCAACTGGAAATGGTGACTGGCAAGCAGACAAACTTTGATCGTGATGCTGCTAATCTGCTGGAAACGATTGATGATAACAATGCCAGCAAGATTCTGATTTGTGCTAAGGCAACCAAGCAAATCGTTTCACTGGTGTCAGAAACTGATTTCTGTGCTGAGTTAGAGCAACGTGGTTTCTCTTGGATGTATATTACTGCCAAGACTGGTGCAGTGATTGATGGTCGCAAAGTCAATCGTGAGGTGTTCTTTGACACTCTTTCTGCATGGGGTAAGGATAACTCTAAGAAGTTTGTTGTGTTGCATCATAGCATCTTGTCTGAGGGTATCAATGTCTCTGGACTTGAGGCAGTTTTGTTTCTTCGCAACATGGACTTTATTGGCATCAGTCAAACTATCGGACGTGTCATTAGGTTGCATCATGACGACGCAAAAGGACTTCGTGATGGTTTGATTCAACCTGGCAACCTTGGTCAGTATAGCAAATCGTTCGGTCTAGTTTGTATTCCTGTTTACAACAAGGTTGGTGTCAGCACTGCTCGTGCAGTTCAATCGGTTGTTGATACGATTTTCACCAAAGGTGAACCTGCTGTGAGTGTGGTGAGGAAATGATGGAAGGATTTATAGTCAATAAAGGAGAATACGCAGCAGTTCCCTATGCTAACAAAGGATACATCATCATACACAATGGACAACAACTTGAGAAACTGTGTAGAACTGAAGGTTCTGCACGGAAATACATTCAAGCACACAAAAAAGGAAAGTCAATCGGTAAACTTCCCATGTAGTGTGATAAGTTACGTAACTTATCAATGACAGTTTGACTCATCAAATATAGTGATGATTCAGGGGTTGACTTTGCCCAGATTCTATGTAATACTATAAGAGTAGTCAAGAAAACGACGCAGTATCTAACTTCAACAGAAGCACAACACTGGCAAACAGTGTAATTTATAACAATTAACTTAAAACAATTAATCATCATGAAATACAAAGTTGAGTGCATGTATCTTGGTACAAGATTCTTTATTGAATGTGTTGCTCGGGATTATGCTGAGGCAAAAAGATATGCTCTCATTCAGAATCCAAATGCAACAGTTTTGAGTGCAAATCCTATTCTATAAACTATCATGTCTGTCAGTCTAAATGTCAACGAACTCAATGTTTTGATGACTTCACTTCAACTGTTGAATCGTAAAGATGAGAAAATAGCAGAGAATCTAAATCAGGTTTCTTTGCCTGCATTGTATAATAAATTAGTGTCAACTATGGAGGTATTGAATCGAAATGAGTGATAAAATCTTTAACTTGGAGCAGAGGAAAGTTATCTACAACGCAGTACGATACTATCAAGCAAATGCAGTGGGCGTGACAAGTAAATCGTATCAACTCTGTGACGAGATTCTACAAAGTTTGTTTGAGGAGTGTAAGCATACCATTGAACCTGCGTATTCGTCTGATGAGAGAGTTTAATCCATTTCAATTAAACTCATAAAATACACTGATGATTCAGGGGTTGACTTTGCTCCTGTGCTGTGCCATACTAAAGACATGAAAAACACACATCTTGAGCATCCTGAAGATTCCATTCTCACTGGTGATCTTTCAGTGTTAGATTGGTTTGCAAATCAATCTGTTAAAGATAAAGTTTCCGTCAAGATTGACGGTGCTCCTGCTATAGTTTGGGGCACTGATCCTGAGACTGGAAAGTTCTTTGTGGGCACCAAAAGTGTGTTCAACAAAGTGAAAATCAAGATCAACTACTGTCATGAGGACATTGACATCAATCATGGCAATGTTCCCAAAGTTGCTGACATTTTGCACGTAGCATTTGATTGTCTGCCTCGCATCAAAGGTGTGGTGCAAGGTGACTTTATTGGTTTCGGTGGTGATGATACTTACCGACCCAATACGATTACTTACTCTTTCAAAGAGAAAGTGAATCAGGTGTTTATCATTGCTCCTCATACTTCCTACTCTGGTCCTACACTCAAAGATGCTGTTGCATCATTTGAGATTCCAGAATTGAACAGTGATGATGTTGTTTTGTTTGTCAAACCTGATGTATACTTCCGCGGCAACTTCACTGAGGTGCTGACACTTAGTAAGTTTGCCAAACAGATGAGTTCTCTGGTCACATTTGTCAGCAAAAAAGATGTTGAAGAGATCAAGAAAGCAGTGAATCTTCTCATCAAATGTGGTGAAGATCTTGATGCTGAGGTGCTTGCAGAAATGACTGGTGCTGATGTTCACCTGTTCAACTTCTACAATCTCGTGATAAAAATCAAAGAGTCTTTCTTTTTACTTCTTCACACCGATGATGAGTTGATGTGTTATGTCAACGGTGAAGAGTGTGAGCATGAAGGTTATGTTCGCAGCACCAAGTATGGTACATTCAAACTTGTGAATCGTCACGAGTTCAGTCATCATAACTTTGTGATGGAAAAAAATTGGACTAAATAAATGTGCTTTTGTTTGTGGTTATTCAAAGGCAAAGTGTGGGAGCAGAAATGCTCCTTGTGCCACATGTAGAAGTGGCACAATAAACTCCCAAAGCACATCATTCTGTGCAATACTTAAAGAGTCAAAGAACGGAGATCCATTATGTATGATGAACTTTGGTCAGAGATTGCTGATGCTCCTGGTGAGATCTTTGATCTACCTGAGATGCGTGAGTTTGCTGATGAGATAGATCCTGAGAATGTCATCGGTTATGATGATAAATCCTTTGAAGGTGCTCTCAATTCTAACTACGACTTCTAACAATGCCTGACTCAGATCTACTTTTTCGTTACGAAGAAGGTAATGTAACTGAGGAAGAGTTTTTGATGACTTTTGATGACAACTCAAACTGATTTCTAATGGCAACCTGGACTGCTAACATCAAAACTACACCAACAGGATCAATTTATCCTGTAAAGGTTCATGCGGATGCGTGTTCGACCGCAAGAGAAGAGATTGAACGTCTTTATGATCCAATCTTTATGACTAATCTGAGAAAGATTAGTTCTTCTTTGTCATCTTCCTCCGATAGTTCTGGTGTAGGTGCCAATTCAATTCTTTGGTTGATTGGTATTTTTATTGTTATGGTCTTTTGGCCAGTAACTCTAACAATTATTGCAATCTGGGTTATCTACAAAATTGCTCAATTCTTTCAAGACAATGCTTGACTCTGATTTACTTTTTCGTTACGAAGAAGGTAATGTAACTGAAGAAGAGTTTGTGACTCTTTTTCAGCAAATCTATGACACTCAAGCATACAAATGGTTGCAGGGTCATTATGGTCGCACACTGTCTACATTGTGCTCTGCTGGTATTATTCATCTTTCTTAATTATGACTCCTGATACTTACACTTTCAATGGTGATGCTGTCACCTTTCTTGGTCTGCTTGGTGTAGTTTCAACTTTGATTATTGTTGTCACTGCATTTCGTCGTTTCTTTAACTCTCCTCTGAACAAGTGACTTACTCTACTGTCGATTCTGTGCAAGAACTCACTGTCACTAAGTCACTCAAACTGTTGTGTGATGGATTTAAGTATGATCTTGCAACTTGTGTGTATGCAAATGAGAGAATGACTGAACTATTGATGGAACTTGTGAGTGATTTTGTGGAAGTTAACATTCCTGTAGTAGATCAAGACAATCGCACAGAACTTGCGATGATGCTGATGGAAACTCTTGACATTGTTGCTCGATGAACTATTCTAATCTCTCCAAGATCAAACCACAACTGAGAACAACTGGTCGCATCACAGGTAACTTTGGGATGCCCAAATCTAAGGCAGGTTCACCACTCAACGGCATCGGTGTAACGAGTGCAAAGGTAGTCAAATGCACCACACAGCAAGAGTATCTAAATCGACTTTATTATGCTTTTGACAATACCACAGACACCAAACTTCTTCAGTTCCTACATACTGAGATACGAAAGATTCACATTCAGAGAGGAACCTGGTAATGAAATTTCTTCCATTAGCTTTACTGTTACCACTCACACTTTCAACCGTAAGTGTGCAAGCACAGCAGGTTAATCAGTTTGGAGTTTGCACTCAAAATCAGGAAGTTTATCAACCTGGTGGTTATGATGAATATGGTAATTATGTATCTGGTAGAGTGAGTGTTCAATCTTATAATGTGCCATGCAATTCTATCAATCAAGGATGGAGACCTACCAATCAATACTATAACAATGGTGGTGGGTATTATGGTAGAGAAACCAATCCTAACTGCAATCCAGTTCGTACACTTTTAGGTGCTACACTTGGAGGAGCAATCGGTAGATCCATGACCAGCACTCGCAACAATCGCAACAATCGTGGGTGGGCAACTGCATTGGGTGCATCTATCGGTGGACTTGCATTTGCCTGTTGATTCTGTTACAATCATACTCTAAACTTCGCATCCTTTATTATGACTAACGAAAGTGCAGATCTGTTCATTGAGCATGAAGATGATCGCCAACAACAACAAAATGCGTTTGATGATTACTGTGAAGAAATGGCATCGAAGTTGGAGATCACTGTAGACTACTTCATTGCAGAGTTTCTGTATCTATAATGATAAGCAATGCTTATGCAAAAAAGTCTGGTTTTGTATCACCACGAACTACATGATCCCTGGTGCCTGTGCCATACTATAGAGACATCCAAGGGGAGAGAACCCAAATGTCTGAAACCTTCACTGTTTGTTTCTGGTCTCAATCATTGGATTCCCCAGAATACATCGGTCCCTTTTATACTGAAGAAGACGCACAAGATTATTGCGATTGTCGCAATGGTTCGCTATCACTCTCTGGGATTCCTTCCTGGGTTGCAAACTATTCTCTCGTTGACTGATCTTTAACACACAATGACTGCAACTCTCCAAATGCAAGCACAACAAACCATCGCAGATTCGGTGCTGAAGAATACTCATCTGCTGATTGAAGCACTGAAGCAGAATTATGTTGATTATTCGATTCGTGGACATTATCGTTCTCTTCAAAAAGGTGAGAGCACTGATTATCATGAGTCTTGTATTGTTAAACTGAAAGCAGGTGAATGTCCGATTGATTATGTCATCGAGTCTGGCAAAAAGTATCACAAAGTTGTAATGATTGACGGTGGTCGCTCTCGTTCCGTGCATTGTTTTGTTGATAAGAAAACAGGCGAAGTGTATAAGTCTGCCTCTTGGAAGTCTCCTGCCAAAGGTGTACGTTACGATCTGCGATTGATTAAAGATCGGGAGTATTTGTTGGCAAATGCAGATTGGTCTGGTGGTTATCTGTACGCAAAATAATCTAACAAACATTCACTTATCCTTACGAGGAGATTCTAATGACCAAAACCGAAAGTTTCATTTCAGCACTTCGACAAGTTCCGCAGGAAGTGTATCGGGACTTCATGAGAATTGCAAGAGTTGTTTCACTTCAGTATCCCTATTCCTTTGGCATTGATTGTTTTGCCCGTGGTGAGGGAATTGAGTATGGATTTGCTGAAGAAATCGGCAAATACATTAACTTGAAACCAAATCGAAAAGGACAAGCAAATGATCCTGATTATGTGTTCAATGGTAACATCTTTCCTGATGCAAAAACTCAGTGTAGTGGTATGAAACCTCAGAAAAGTGGGAATAAACTTTTCTACACAAAACAGTGGGACATTCAGAAGAAAGCAAAGGGAACAGATACGTTTCAATCAAAAGCAGATTGTTATGTGCTGATTGATCCTCACTATGCTCGCATTGCAGTTGTAGAGAGTGCAATCTTTTATGGTCGGAGAATTGCACCAAACACCGCACGAATTAGTTTCTCTGTAGCACCTAAGAATGTGGTGATGATTTATGATGGTGCTAGCACACTTTTAGATGTTTCAGTAGAACACAATCCCAACGCAATTTATGAAAAGATCTGGGAGGAGGCAAAGTCTATCATTTCTTTGAAATAGTTTCTAATAAGAGTAACTTATCGAATACAATTTAACTCATCAAATACGATGATCGAAAAAAGTCTGGTTTTGTATCAACACGAACTACATGATCCCTGGTGCCTGTGCCATACTATAAAGACAGACAAGGGGAGAGCACCCAAATGAATCGTCAATTCCATGCTGATGCTTACGAAGGTATGACCAAAAAGTGTTATGATGCCATCGCAAAGTACAGCGAGCAACTTGACTATTCCGAAGCACACTTCTGATGACTTATACACTCTTTCTCTCACACATTCCGTTTGCTTGTTTCTTCACAAAAGAGGAGGCAGATCATTATGCTTTTGATCTTTCTTTGATTCATTCATCCTCTCGGATTGCTGTTCTTGCTAACTGAAATGGAAACTGTATTTGCCTGTGACGTTGACACTCAAAAGACACATTATGTTGTCTATAACAACGATGAAAACAATGCCATGAGGTATAACGTTTTCTATTCAGTTTGCGATGCAATTCGGTTCGTTCAATCCTATCAACCCATTCAATTCTAATCATGCAATTCCAAGTTGATGACATCGAACTCGATTTTGAGATGGAGGATGATGTTTATCCCCCCGAACAAACTCAACACATTGTAACCGAAGGTTGCATTGGTATGTGGGAAGCAGATGATGAAGAAGATCTCATTGAAGAGATTACTAATGCTACAGGTTGGTGTGTTAAATCTATTGATTACCGTCACGTTTCTAACACTTACTGAATAAACAAAATGACTCTGAACAAAGCACAATTCGACCAACTCGTTGAAAACTATGTTTGTCACATTATCGATGGGTTGGATTCAGAAACTATGGAAACTATGCTCTTTGATCTACTCACTCGTGAGTATGAAGATATATCTGAAGAAGACATTCTGAATGAGATTGAAGAACTTTATGGAGAGGAAGTTGCAAATGATCTTCTGGAAAGTGCAGCACAATGATTGAAACTCAGTACTGAAACTACAATGACAAATCCCAATCCTTACAAACAACAAATCCTGGACAAGAAGCGGGATCTGCCATCAGATCCTATTCCAGATGTTGAGTATCCAAAATATATCTACGGAAGGTATTTTGAGACGAAAGAACAATACGATGAAGCACTGCATGAGTTTCTCAACGGTTACTGATTGCAATGATTAAGTACAACGATTTTCTCCGAGAATTGCTCTCTCGTGGTTGCTATGAACATCGCACATCGGGCAAACATTTGATCTATCGGCATCCAAATCTGAATCGGAATCTTATCATCACCAAGGCAAAAAGTGTCAAACCAGGATTGTATCATGAATGTGACAAGTTGTTGACATCTATTGGAGCATAAGAGTAACTTATCAATAACAGTTTGACTCATCAAATACGATGATCGAAAAAAGTCTGGTTTTGTATCACCACGAACTACAAGACCTCACACCCCTGTGCCATACTATAAAGACAGACAAGGGGAGAGCACCCAAATGAACATCAACGACCTCTTTGATTCTATCAAACTCTCTGAGCAACTTGCTCTCGAAAACTATCAGCAACGCAATGGAGTTGTTGACTATCGTTTGGATGGTGTTTGCAACCACTATTTTCCTATCTGGGTTGATGGGAATCCGTCATTCAAGAATGGCGAAATCTGCCTGACTTGTAAGGTTTCCAAAACCGTAAAAGGTCAACTGCGTTATACTTTCCAGATTAACGGTAAGCGTATCGCAGAGAAGATGATTGTCTCTGAGTTCCTTGCTCTTGGTGCCTTTCGTTAGTTAACACTCACAACTTTATTCTTAACAACAAATTCATTACACTTTTCCTTCAATGACTCTCACTTACCAGTCCAATGCTCTCGACATTTCCTATAATGGTTGGGAGAATTATGAGACTTGGAATGTTGCTCTGTGGATCAACAATACAGAGAATCTGTATCATCTTGCACAAGAGGCAGGTG